AATGAATTAGATGATTGTTTAGAATGTCTTACAATTTTAGACAATGCTATTGAATCTACTTATTTTGATGATAAACATTCTTTGATTATGCAATCTTGGTGTAAAGAATATAAAACCAGATTAAATAATTTAAGAGAACAATTAAAGGATAATAATGGATAATTCAGTACAATTAAAAATGATGTTAGCTTCTAAGCAATTAGAAATTGATAAACTAAAACAAAAGATAAAGGAGATGGAAAATGATCCAAGCAGACAGCGAGATACTGAGACTAGAAAAACGTCAAAGAGGTCTACAAAGAGTAGCAACAGCGATTAATGATCTTACCATTTATGGTATATATCCAACTAATTTTCCAAGATTAGTTAAAGCTGCTGAACATTTTAAAGATCATTTAAAAGCAGAAATATCTGCAACTAAAAAACGTATCATTGAATTAGGTGGTTCTGATGTAGAAGAAGTATTTACAGATCCACTTAGAAATGTAGAGCAAGATAAAATTATTGATGCTTATGCTAAAAAAGGTATTTAAAGTTTTGGGTAATAATATGGTTTTAAACATTGACCATATAGCTCTTTGAACCCAAAAAAACTGGTTAGGGAGTAAGCCTTATCGAGGATCCAGGAAAACCTATTAAATTTATTCCTGGTACATGAGTTAACATGTTATAAACAAAGCCAGTTAAAAAATTCGATCATGACGAATAGGTAAGCTAGTAACCTACTGCAAGATAACGTACTAAGGCTTGTTAGTTTAAGTCCTGCAATCACCCATCAGGGAGACTTGGTGGGTGGCTTAAATTTCTGTAATTTTAACTACCCAAGATTTAGGTATCATAGTACGATCACCAAAAGTTAATGTACCATCATCTTCTTTATCATATGATGCAAACATTTTAATTGATGTACGATCTTTAGAAAAGATCCATCCTTCATTAACTGGATTAGCCAGTTTCATATTTTTAAATTCTTTTTCAGATGCCCAAGCACTATCAGATACACAATCTACCCATTCAACTCTATATTTAATATAAGGTATATCGTTAGAGTCTTTATCTTTTATAGATTTCTTTTTTTTAGTGTAACGTTTCTTTGTCATGAGCTGCCCAAATATAATCTTTATATTCTTCTATATCTTGATTTATGTTTTCTTCATCAAAAACTAATTGAAGATAAGTGCTATAAATTATAGCAAGAGCCATAGCATCTGCAGCTTTAATAGATAAATGTGGATTTTGTTCTTTTAAAAAATCACCAATAATTTCTGGTTTAACACCAGTAAGAAATTTATCTGAATATGGTTGTTTTACCTTCGGAAATTTATATATTTTTGTCATAAGAACATACCTCTAGCGAGGATAACTATATCTATTAATTGGGTTGCAGTAAAAATTCAATGTTGTTTTGTATCTTAGGTACAAGTTTATTATAAACATCTATCCATAGTTTAGAGTCATCATAAAAAAAATTCTTATTTTTCCACATATTTTGATGATGATCATAGAATATTTGACATATTGGTAAAGGATCTATATCAATTTTAGCCCAAAAATCACGTTCTGACATACCACAATTATGCAATTGATGATGATGCTTTACACATAAAGGTATGGTAAATTGATCACCTACCTTTTGGGATATACCACGAAATTGAGCATAAGTAATATGGTGTGCATTACATCCATATTGTTGACATATTAAACAAGGATTAGAAGCTACCCATTTAAGATATTTTTTATCTTTTATTTTTAGTTCCTTGTCCTTTAATAGTGTTTCGCACTTTCGTGTACCCATAATAAATACTTAATCTTGATAATCCTTCATGGACTCTATTAGATGCTTTACGTTCTGTCAAACCTAAATGATGAGCTATTTCAATTATTCCAAAGTTATGCCAACAAAATAATTTCATAGTTTCTGCAATCATAGGACCAATTTCTTGGTCACATTCTTGCACAGAAAGTGCAGCTCCAAGAGCTGATGTAATATGATCACTATTCATACCATCAACTCGTTCTTTAAGATAATTACCTGAAGAACCACCCATGAGCTCACATGCTAATCTGTATCTAGATCCAGCTTCGTATTCTTCAATAGATATAAGATTTCTATGAAACATATACATTAGACGAGATTCTCTAATGTTTAACCAAATTTTTTTCTTATCTCTAATAGTAGAAATAAGTTCTGGTTTTTCAATTTTTCTCATAATTAGTTTTATAATCTTTTAAGTATTTATCAACAAAAGATTTAAAATTATTATTTTTAAAGTAAAATTTATTGAGTCGATATACTCTGTTTTTAGAACATTGATGATGTCGAGCAATAAGGCTTTTACACCCATACACTTTTGTAGGGTGCAATAGCCAACATAAGATTATAGATAAATTATATATCTTATATTCGTTACTGCATTTTATAGTTCTTTTACCTTTTAATATATCTAAAGATATGTTACAGGTAGAACTTAAATATTTTTGTATATTAATAACCATAAGGAGATGTCTATGAAAATCGAGTATCGTCATTCTGCTTCAAAAACTAATACGTTTATTGATAGTCCTGCATTTTGGATTATCAATGAGTTATATGATTTTGAATCCAGCCCAAATGCTAGAATGATAATGGGCTTAGCAGCAGAAGATGCAGCTAATCACGCACTACAAAACCAAATCACCGATGAAGATTCTATCACAAATTTTGCTAAAACAAAATATTTAGAACATAGTCGTGATGAGATGGATGACTTATTACCAACAGAACATATTGATGATGAATATGAATGGTCAGCTATTATTGCTAATAAGTTTGTTAAAGAACTACCACAGTTTGGTGAAGTAGTATCTTGGCAAAATGAACTTCAAATTCCAGGCAAAAAGTATGGATTGAAGTATGATGTAATAGCTAAAACTGACTTTGAGTTTAAAGATGTTATTGTAGATACTAAAGCTACAGCATATATCAGAAGGCTTAAATCAGGTAATGTTGATGCTAAATGGTATCCAAAAGAAGCTGATGTAAGACAACAATGTTTGTATAGAGATATGTTTGGCAAAGAAACCATGTTATTATATTGTTCTCCAAAAGATCAATATTGTGTAGATATGGTAGGTCGTGATAATTTAACAGAAATTATACATGCTATGAAACATATAGAACACATTATAAACATAGCCAAAACTAAAGAAGATATTGTCAGAATGTTTCCTTTAACATTAGACAACTTTAGATGGAAAGGTTCTGAAGGATCTGTGGATTTTGCAAAAAAACTTTGGACAGAATGTTTACAATAATGTATAAAAACTAATGCAAAAATTAGGAAATATAGTAAAACAAATAAATAGGAGACATATGGAAACAGAAACATTTGAATGCTCATTTAGAAAAGCATTTGAGAAAGATAATGGTGGGGTAACAGTTTACGTCACCAAAGATGATGGAACAGATATGACAGTTTATGGTGAGGCCATTGGAACTAGTCGTTGGCAAAAAGGAGCTAGATTAAAAATTGAGGCTTTGCCTATAAGAACTAGTAAAACTGGTAAGCAATATCAAACAGCTAATTCAATAGAATTAATTGATGGTGAAACAACTACTGATAATACAGTAAGTCAATCTCGTACTAAATCAGTACCAGATAATTCTTCTCAATGGAAAGAAAAATATAGACTTACTATGAGTAATTTATTATCAGCTTGGTTAAGTTCTGGTAAAGAAGTAACACCAGAAATACATAAAAACCTAGATCTGATTGTTAGAGATATTTTAGATTCTAAAATGGATACTAAAGATGATCTAGAAGATGCACCATTTTAAACAGAACACGTCATCTCCCTTTCTGTTAGTTAACGTGTGGGTAGGGTCGAAAGGCCCTATCCTTTTTTTTATTATGGATTATTTATTATTTAAATTAGAATTAGAGTTGATGGGTTTAGATACTTTTGGTAAAGATAAACAAATAAGATTATTATTTAAAAAAAAATTGGAGAATAAAAATGATTACAGAGAAACGATTAGAAGATGCATTGAAGTATCTTGCAGAAACAGATGTTCAAAATGCTGAAGCTAATGCTAAAGTTAAGTATTTGGATAGGCTTCTTAAAAGAAAGAAAGCTCTCCACATCACTGGTAATAGCAACGATAAAAGCATATCTGCCAAAGAACAAGCATACTATGCAAGCGAAACTTATGAGAATGCTATTCAGGAACTATTTGATGCTGAGGTTGAAGCAAGTACAATTGAAAATAAAAGAGATAAAGAAGGAATTATAATAGATTTATTCAGAACTTTAGAAGCTAGTAGACGTAAAAATACTATATGATTTATAAATTTAGAATGAAATATTATTACCCAGTAACTACTGAAGTATTTATTAGTGCTGAGTCAGATGAACAAGCATTAAAAGCTATTAATGAGCTTAACTTGTCTACTCTGGATTGGAAAGAAGATCCAATAAGACAAGATCAAATGACTTATGAGGTAGTTAAAGATGGAACGAAGTCCTGAACAAAAGTTGTTTTTAACAGTTATTGTTCAAGCTACACATGATGCTGCTTATACTGGTCATAATAAATATTTAATTATGCATAAAAGAGACGCAATAAATTGGCTTACTGGTAACTCCAAAGACTTTCAAATAGTTTGCAAACTTGCAAAAATAGATCCATATTATGCTACACATAAATTTGTTAAAGCTATGAAGTTAAATGTATATTCTTTAAAAGATTCACAATTTAAAGTAATAAACAAAAAAAAACCAGACCAGTTAAAGAACCGATCTGGTAAATTTAAATTAGTATTTTAATGACAGATAAAACGATATTTAAAGATATGACTTACAATACATTAAATAAACAAGTAGATGGAGATCATTATAAATCTATGAAGGTTGAACCTGCATATTTTATTAATGAAAATAATTTACCATATGCCGAAGGCAATGCCATTAAGTACATATGTCGTCATAAAAAGAAGGGTAAAAAAAAGGATATAGAAAAGGCTATACATTACTTGGAGATGATTTTAGAAAGAGATTATAGTTAATTTTTTGATTGTATAATTTTTGTAATTGTTTCACTACCATCTATATTAACTTCTATTTCAGCTTGTACTTCACCACACATGAATTGTTTATTAAGCATATCCATATTTCGTGTTGCTTCTCGTTTCATTTTAAGACAAGTAGATAAGCTGTCTTGTATTCTATGTTCTATAAGCTCACCATTTATAAATAAACATAATGCAAATACTAATTTAGTGATTCCCATTTAGCTTACCCAAATTAGCTCTTACAGAATCTTTTAGTTTTTCAACGTCAATTCTAAGTCTTTCAACATCAGTTTGAAGTCTATCAATATTTACTTTATTGTTCATCATGTCATCAACTCTTTCTGTTAGTTTTTCTAACTGTTCTGCCATGTGTTCAAGCAACATAAATTGTTCTTGGTCAATAGGCTTCTGAGCTGATGCTTCTAATAGATCTTGTTCTTGTAATTTATCAGCAGTTTCTAATAATGTTATTCTTTCAATAATGCCAAAATAAGCCCAAACACCTATTGCTACTGCTGCTACAATTGCAAGTAAATTTCTTATTGGTAAAGATACCGAAGTATTTTCTGATATTTTCATTTAGCAATTTTACCTTTATTAATACCTTTTTTAATAACATAGTCTCTAGTTCCATTAGCATTAGTCTCAACTTCTTTTTTAAGAAGTCGAAATATATTCATTTCTTTAGATTTACGTTCAGCTGCTTTTGTGTATTGCTCTAATATTTTTGTGTCTCTCATAGCTTTGTATAGGTAATGATGCACCAGATTGATAAAAGCATTTAATGCACCATCTTTTATCATCTATTTGTGCATATCTTTTGTTAAGATTTTTTTTACAGATATAACATTTAGAGTGTTTCATTTACGTTTCATAATATCAGCACCTTTAAGACCATATATAGCTGATACTACACCAATAAATATAGCTTGGTACCAGTAAGGTAAATTCTTAAAGTATTCAAAAAACAAATCTAATTTATTACGAATTTCAGGATCGTCAGAAAAGATAGAGTAAACCAATACAAGAACAGGAATAGAAACGAGTACAAGGACAAATTCGTCTTTCCAACCATTATCATTGCTCTCAATAATTTTCGCTTTATATTCAAGTTCACCTTTCGCCATACGTTCAGCATGTACTCGCTGAGCATCTGACATTAATCGTTTAGTTTGTTGTTTGTTTTGATATATATGAGAGGCAGTTTTAACTCCCATGCTCAATAAATTCAACCACATATTATTTTTTCTTTCGTTTTTTTTTAATAAATTGTTTATCAACCCATTCAAACCATGAGTCTATATAACCAAAAAAAGAATAAAAAATTCTATCTATCATTTTTACGTTGTTTATATCGTTTGATAAAAAGACGATTGACACGTCTGTGCCAAGCCCAAACTTTAACTTTAATTGCAATACCCTCTATGATGCTGAGGATCCTGTCGGATAACCTTCCCATGCCTTATACATCCCTTCTACAATAAGTTCATCATCATAAGGCTGCATACCATTTTCCATTTGAATAATAGCTTTTACCAAAGGTAAATAATGTTCAATGCTATTATCTAGTTTGTCTAGTGGTTTAATACCCATACGATCACAAACAAAGTTAATATATGCTTCAGTATCATTTTCAGATGGTGGAGCCCATCTGTTAATAATATCATCAACGTTAGTTTTTTTATGTATAAATCTATAAGCTAGTAGTATTCTCATTAATGCACGAATACCCATTACAGCTTCACTAAATACACAGAATACAGGATCTGTTTGCTCATCAGCTAAACCATCCCAATCTGTACCAAGTTTTATATTTCCTGGATTTTTATTTCTAATTCCTCTAGGTAATTTTTCTATTCCATCTGCCATGTTTGTCTAATACCATTGGGATTAACTTAGGCAATCCATCAATGATAACTCCTGTTCCTATAACTGGTCTAGACTTTTGTAATTTATTATATTCAAAAGCTAAACTTTTCATATTAATTAAACACCCAACTTGCATACCCCAAAGTAGTTCATTTGGATTACTCCAATAATCTATTTTGAAAGATGTATGATAATGTCCTTGAACAGTACACATACCATATTGTTGAGCAACTTTTAAAACATCTTTATATTTACCATGACAGAAGTAAATTTTTTGACCATTAGATGCAGTTACAATCAAATCTTCGTGCCATGACCAACCTTTACCCACACCAAGCATATTGTTATATGATTTAAATACCTCATGAGGCAAACCATATCTTGTTGCTTTTCTAAATACTAAACTTCCATGATTGGAATCTAGTAATAACATTTTAGGAAAGAGCTTTTCTAATTTAACAAAAAACTCTTTAGCAACTTTCAACTCATGACTAGGCGAGTATAATCCTGGATGATGATCATGAAATGATATTGAATGCCAATCCAATTCATCACCCATATTGACCACAAGGTCAGGTTTATATATTTTCTTTAACGCAGCTAAAAAGTCAAGAGTGTCTATATGATGATAAGGTGCGTGTTGATCACTTATACAAAGTATTGATTTCCTTAACATAACTCATGGTTATACAATTATTTAGTGAATAAGTCTATTAAAAAGGTACAACTTTATGCAGGCTTTTTAGGTGGTATTAATATTGAAATAGATCTGCATTCAAATTTGATAGCTAATCTATTATCATTAATAATTTTTGTATCCATATTTTCCATGACTTTACTTGCCATGTCATAACCAGCAATAGCACAATTATAGTGACTATTGAACTCCTGATTTATATGTAATCCATTATTACATTGTTGTGTAATCATTGAACACATATACAATATTAATACAAATTTCGTCATAGAACTTTATTTAAAAGTATAAATAATTCTCCAAGAACAGCAATACCTACTGCACCTAAAATATACAAAATTCTATCAATATCTTTTTGTATGTGTGCTAAGTGGTTGTTCTCAAGGGTATCTAATCTTTGATTGATTAAATCAATAGAACCATTTACTTTTAAAAGTTCTTCTTTATTTTCAGTATGTCTACTCATTAGAATAATGTCTTATAAGGATCTCTTATAAGCCCTTTTGTTTTATATTGTGTGTATCTAGGCCCTTGATAACGTGGGTGTCCTAGTTGACCCAACACAAAGTCTACTGCAGTATCAGATGCTTCATCTAATGACAGACCATCACTTTGCAATTTTTCAGCAATATCTCTAGATGCTGATTGTAGCCATATAGGTAAGAATCTCATACCAACATGACCTCCAATTTTTAAACCTTTTTCAATAGCTTCATCATCTTTAGATGTAATGTTTGGACTCCATTTGGTAGTCAAGTATTGTTTATTAGTCAATACTTCTATTGTAGTTCTAGGTAAAGATCCTATTTTTTTAAGAGCTGTAGATTGTGGATCTGTGATCCAATGAAAAGGCTCCATTAATTGTTTAGAGAATGTAAGAACTTGTCCATCACCTAAATCAATTCTTGTAGGATCTGTGTTTTCTAATAATGAATGACCACTAAATGCATAGTTTAAAGCACTACCAGCAGTAGCATAAATAAGAGCAGCTCTTGCAAAGTAGTATTGATACATTCTTCTTAATGCAGGATCTGATTCAAATGCTGGTAAAGACTTAGCTATAATTCTAACATTAGATATAGTCCAATCAGGTGCAAACATTAACAGTTGCATATAGCCTCTAGAGCCTGGAGCAAATGTTGTTTGCGTTAATCTTTTAAGAGTACTGTTTTGTATTCTATTAGCTAACATATCCCAGTTTTGTCCACCAAAAGCATCATTAGTAAATTGAGATGCTTTAGTAGCTTTGGCATATATTTGAGCTACAGTATCACCAGCTTTAATTTGTAAAGCATTAGGTCTACCCATAAGAGTAGGTTTATCTAATACAGTAAGAAATGTATTTAATTTAGCAGCAGTAAATACTCTATCCCAAGTAATTCTATCAAACCATTTAAATACTTCTTCTACTTTACCATTAGTTGAAACACCAAAATGTCTTTTTAAGAAAGGATCTAGTCCTCTCATGTTGTAGTAAAATCTATCAAAGCCTACATCTTCAGGTGTAGATATATTTAAACCACTACCTTGTGCAAATCTAACAACATCATCATAACCTGTTTGTCTTAGTTGTTGAATTGCATGTTGAAAATCTTTTATATAAGCACCTGGATCTCTAACCATATTTAAGATTTCAGGTTTAGCTCTAGGATCTACAATTTTTTTTATAAAATTCCATTTAGATCCAGCAAATAATAAACTCTCTACTAATGCTCCAGCATGAAAAAATGAAAAACCAACAGCTAATCTTTTCATCATTAGGTTGGTATTAAATATTGCACCCATAAGTGCACTTTCTTCAGTAGCATCAAAGACCATTCTTAATGATCTTTCCATACCTCTATGTATAAAAGGCATTTTACCTTCAGCTTCAAAATAAGGATGATTAAATTTTACATAATCTCTTGGATCAAATGATGGAGCTAAGTTAGGATTTCTAACTAATAAAGGAATATTACCTACTTTTTGTTTTTCTAAATGTGTAATTAGAGCTCTAGTAGATAGAGCTTTAGATGCAGCAAAACCATATATTCTAATAAGTTCTGCTGGATCATCCATACCTTGTCTTATAGTATAGTTTTTAATCATTCCTTGATTAATATCTTGGAATACACCACGTTTACTAAATTGAAATTTACCAGAAGGCCCAGTAACTACTTTGTCGTAATCTTTTGTAAATTTAAATGGTTGATCTTTAGGATTATATTCATTCCACATTAATGGAAGATAATTAGATCTTTGATTAAAGAATAAACCTTTACCTTCTTTGCCAAAGATATTAGCATATTCATCAAATATTTTTTTAATAGTTTTTGCAGCTTCTAGTTCAGCTTTGCTTAATTCACTACTAGCAATAGGTTTTAATTTAGGATCAAATTTAAATGTTTTTCTATCAACTGTAGCACCAGTAAGATAATAAAATATTTTACGTCTAGAATCTAAACCATCAGGTATAGCATCTTTAACTTTATTACTTAATGATTGTGCAGCTGAATTAATTTTAACTGTAATAAATCTAGATGTATCTAAAGCTGATTCACCAGCTAATGCTGCATCATCATAGGCTTTAGGAGCTTTACGTAATTGACTAGCAAAAAATTTCCCTGCACCATATATAGACGCACCGATTGCAAATCCTTTAGCAGTAGCTAATAACTTATCATCATCTGCTGTTAAGAATTGTGCAGTACCAAAAACTCCACCAATAGCACTAGCTTTTAAGACAGAATTTTTAATCATGTCTCTTGCAGTTTCTACTGGTGTTCGCATTACAGATGTAATATCTGCTGCCATAGCTTGAAACTTTTTAGGATCAGCTATGATGTCTGATTCAGCTGCTATAATTTTTAATAAGTCATCTACAGATTTATAGCTACCACCTTCGGTAATTTTAATAGCTTCATCAGGATTAATTTTATATTTATCAAATATTTTTTTAACACCTTCATCTATTTTGATTCTAGGTACTCTAGTAAGTCTTTGAGCTGCTGCTGACATTCCTGCAAATCCAACAGATAACAAAGCACCTGCTGTTGCACCAAATGTAGTTTCTATTGTAGTTCTTTTAGGATCTAAAGAAGCATCTTCACCAAGTTGCCATGCTGCTGAAAATACAAATGGAGTACCAAGTGTAGCAACAGTACCAACTCTTAGGTCTGACATTACTTCAGCTTCTTTTTTTTTACGAGCTATTTTAGTTAATTGTAATGATTTAGAGTATTTGAGACGCATAGCATTTACTACACCTCTACCTAACTTACCCCAACCTAATGGCATAAATAATAAATAAGGATCAGCTAACATCATGTTAACTAATTCAGCTCCAAATAACTTTGGATTAGCTTTCATCATATTGCCTACTTCTTTTAGGTCAATATCATTAGGCCCTTCTTCATCTAATAGATAACCAAATCTAGATAGCTTACGTTGTGCTTCTTGATATACTTTAGTATTAGCAAGATTAGGATTATTACGAACAAAAGCTAATGCTTCTTCTGCTTGTTTTTTTTTAGTGTTACCAGTAATCCATTGGTAAAAAGATGCAGGTAATGATTCTTCTCTTATAAGATCTATAGGGTTACGCAAAGACTCAAAGAATCCAGGTACTTT